GATTGCTTTATTCATAGTAATTACCCTAAGTTATGCGCATTAGTGCGCGTTTTCTTATTATATCACTGCTGTGTCCAGCAGGGAAGTAAATTAATTGATTGATCTGTAGGTAATTGTTTAGAATAGTAGTACATCATGGGTTTTACGGTACAAAACGGGGTTTATACTATTGGGGATGTGAGTATTCACAACATACATCCGAAGGATAATCCTTATCGTTGGTGTCGGAAGAAAATGGGGACAGCTCAGTGGATACTCGCAAAGGATATGGGTTTAACTCGTCGTCAATTGGGTATCAGGGAACGTAAGAAGATGTTTTCGGTCGGCGAGCTCTTAGCGCTTAAAGATATGATGAGCCTAACGGATGATGAGTTTGTCGCTATGCTCAAAGAGGTAGCCTAGTGTATCATACACTAAACCAGCGTTCTACTGAATCGGATCGGGTGGGGGTGTTCGCCTACCTTGGTGAAGACAAGGTGAGCGCATACCGCGCGAGTCGTACGATCTCCCGTCGTCGAGTTGGCATCGCGTCGCCGTCGCGCTCCCGTCGCCTTGGTCCATCCATCACCAGCTTATCCATCACGCGTGCATCCAATGCTATAGGTGTCACGCTCCCAGCTCCCTGGCTGTCAGGTGAGAAAATGTTTTTAGACGAACGAAGTGAGTTCCATTTGAAAGGTATTGATTCCTATGCCTCTATTAGGGTTTTGAAAAAGTTTTCTGATCCGAAAAAAATATTTCTACCTCCTGGCGCCGCAGCCTCACTCCCCATAAAAAAATTCCCATATAAGGAATAAAACACTATGTCAGAAGATAGCAAAGCGTTAATTCCAGAAGTAGTAGGCAATCCTGAGCGTTCTCCTCGGCATCACGTTAGGCACGCTGAGAAAGCTCTGGTAGTGTATCGCATGGCTGGCCTAGGGTTGACCAAGGGTGCGTGTGCAAAGTGCATTGGCGTGTCTCTTAGCGTGTTTAATCGGGAATACCTGGAGGATTATGATACTGGGACGATTGATATGCAGCAGGAGCTTGCAAAACTGGCTTTTGACATTGCTCGAGAGGGTAACGTTCCCATGCTTTTGCATCTTGTTAAGACTAAGCTGGGGTGGAATGAGAAGCAGACGATTGAGCACGTTGGAGAGGTACGTTCTATCGTATCTAATCGACCTTTGACGCGGGAGGAATTTGAGCAGAAGTATCTCGCGCAGGATGAAAACACCGAAGGTTAATAGGCTTGTTTACTACTTCTGTCCGAAATGTGGGTATGTAGGGATGTTTTGCACGGATGCGTGGGTGCAGTGTGGTTTTCGCTGGTGTCGGAAGCGGTTTCATATTAGATATAACGAGGTTGATGAGGCGTATTACACGCGGGTCTGGGGGGACAAATAATGATTTATAGTTTAGTTGGCGAATTACCACGACATATCTACTGTTTTGTGGATAGCACCTACACGCATACTGAATCTCAAGGTTTTTTGTCGTGTGTTTGGTTTGGTTTGGTGTCGTATCCAGGCAGAACGTGGGGTTGTACTGTGATGTTGGAGTCTGGAGCGATTTACAGGAACGTTCCGGCTCATGCGATAGCGTTTGACCAGATTGCGATAGAGGGTTGGTCAGCAGATGAAGCTCAAACCTGGGACTGTTATGGTGAGCAGTTTACTACCTTAGAATACAAGTACCTCGCTGGTCTGGAGTGTAAGGCTAAGTGCAAGGATGGTTCTTATAACGGAACTTATTTGTTTACTGCTGCTCCTGTAGGTGACGGGTTTAGTGCGTATCCTGACCAGGCTAAGGAGTTTTGCTTTATTCAGCTAGACATTGGCAGATTGACTATCCAGCCGACCAATCATGTAGTGTTCAGAGAACGTAGTTTTACCGACAATAAGCTGGAGTTTCCTAGCGGATTGCGACGACAAACGGATGTATGGAGTGCGGAATGAGCGACATGAAGAAGTTCAACGCGTTTTTTGACCAGTTGGCAGAGGACTCTAAAAAGCATGGTCCTGATTGGGTTGTTGGTCCAAAAGCTGAGTTTGAGCGGTTGGCCAAGGAGCGGGGTATTCCCCTGGCTGATATTCAAGCGTTAATGACTTCGTTTGAGGTGGAAGAAGTTGATGACGACATGGCAAAAGCGTTTGAAGACTGTCTTCTTTTTGGCAAAGGCGAATTGAAGGTGAAGATATGAAGAGTCTTGAACAACTAGCAGACGAGCATACAAAGGCATGGTGGGGAGACCGTGAGGATAACATGACTCTTGCGACACGGCAGGCGTTTATTGCTGGTTTTAGAGCCGGAAAAAGAGCGCAGGAAGCTAAAATAAAGGAGCTAGAAATAGAGCTTGATAACTGGCAACACGCAGCAACGCATGGGGATGATGGGTTATGAAAACACCTGAAGAGTTGGCAGAGGAACTTGATCGCCAAGCAGTTCTATATGTTTCGCTTAAAGCTCGAAATGACGTTTCATACTACGTTGGCATGGATTGTTACAAAGCTGGCTACCAAGCCGCAGCGCCGCAGTGGATCAGCGTTAAGGATCGGTTGCCGGAAATAAACAATCGAATGAGCGAAGATGTATTGATATTGGACGAATATGGACAAATGAGCGTTAAGCCATTTGAAATAGTGAATAATAAAATAGTAGTTGATTGGGGTGAAGCTGGCACACGTCCATTATCTGATTTCACCCACTGGATGCCGCTACCTGAGCCACCGGAGGAATAATGGGAATTGAGCATAGGATGGTTGATGACAGCTATTCCGACGAGTGGGTTCGCGTATGTGATAGGCTCCCAGAGGATGGCCAGACGGTTTATGTCATCGCGGATGACAGGACGGTTATCAGCATTGCCACTTACAAGGACGGAGAGTGGAAGATTTACAAAGGGAACAACCCTACGCACTGGTGTCCGGTAAAGACCACCATTACGGAGTCTAAATGAGCTTCCACGAGCAGGTAGTATGGCAGCCACAACCAGGACCGCAGGAGGTCTTAGTGAACTGTCCTATTACGCTCATTGGCTACGGTGGTGCGCGAGGAGGTGGTAAGACCGACGGCACCCTTGGTAAATTTGCGGTAAAACAGGAGCAGCTCGGCGAGGATTTTAACGCCATCTTCTTTCGAAAAGAGCTCCCACAGGCAGACGACCTCATCGAGCGAGCAAAGCAGATATACCTACCCCTCCAAGCTCACTGGCAGGACCAAAAGAAGCAGTTTACGTTCCCCAAAGGTGGTCGGTTGCGGTTTCGTCCCCTTGCGAATGATGCCGATGCCGAGAAGTACCAGGGACAAAACCTCTCTGATTGCGCGATAGAAGAGGCGGGAAACTACGCCGACCCAAGCTGCATCTGGAAGCTGTTTGGAGCGCTTCGAGGTAAGGGAGGAGGTCAGGTTATCCTTACCTTCAACCCAGGCGGTGTCGGCCACAGTTGGCTCAAAGAGACGTTTATCAGACCAGCGCCAAAGGGACTCAAAGTCCTGCAGAAAGAGCTCCCGAACGGCAAGCACTTTGACTACATCTACATACCATCGAGGGTACATGACAATCAGATTCTACTCGCCAAAGACCCAGGCTACATTGACCGTCTGCACATGGTCGGATCTCCAGAACTTGTTCGAGCATGGCTGGAAGGAGACTTTGAGATACACGAGGGTAGTTATTTTCCTGAATTTAGTTCCCGCCATATTATTTCTCCTTTCAATGTACCTCGACACTGGCAGCGTTACATGGGTTTCGATTGGGGTTTCCGGTCTCCTTTTGCTGCAATATGGGGTGCTGTTAGCAGTGGTAAAACGGATGAAGGTGTTGAAGTCCCTTTCCCTAAAGGTTCTCTTATTATCTACCGAGAACTTTGGGGAAAAGGAGTGGACAACGTTGAGCAAGCCACACGAATCGCTTCACTAAGCGTCGGCGAGAACCTCATCTCCGTGGCCGACCCCTCTATCTTCAAACACGACGGTGGACCAAGCATTAACGACCAGTTCACCCAGGTTTTTGCTCGCTATAAGCACCCTCCTTTCCGCGCTGCCGACAATGATCGGCTTTCTGGGTGGTCTCAGATAAGACAGAGATTGGTTGCGAAGCCTGGTTTGTTGTATATTTTCGCTAGTTGTCCGTACCTGCTCGACACGCTACCCTCTTTAGCTATCGACAAGAAGCGACCAGAGGATGCAGATAGTTCAGGGGACGACCACGCTTGTGACGCGCTTAGATACCTCTGTAAAGCTCGATTAATCGACTCTCAGTGGCAGGAACCACCAGCGGTGGTTAGTAAAGGCTCGGTGCGTCTACAGGCTTATATCGCGCAAATAAGAGCGCAGAGGGATAAGGTCAGGATATGAAGAAGGCACAGCCGTTGGTTAAACGATTTTCCGCTCAATACTGGAGGAGTCAGTTAACCCAGGCTGAAGACCGCCGTAAAGACTTCTTTAAGGCTGCAGAAGAGTCGATCAAGGTCTACAACTCCCAAAAGCACGTCCACATCTTCTCGGACGTAGAACGCCGGATTAACGTTTGGTGGTATTGCGTAAACACCCTTCTCCCTGCTTACTACTCCTCCACTCCAAAAGCAGAAGTCCTCCTCAGAAAGCGTTCCGGCGGTACCCTCCACGAGGTTTCTGCCGTTCTCCTCGAGCGAAACATCCAGTATCAGATGGATTGCGAGTTTAACTTCGACCAGGTCGGCTACGACGTGGCACTACAGTTTCTTCTTACCGGACAGGGTGTTTTGTGGTCTCGTTACAAGTTTGAGATGGAAACCGAAGAAAAAGAGATCGGTTACATCCTCACTCCAGACGGTAAATACATCGACGCAGAAAACGAAGAGTATGAGGGTGACACAAAAGAGCTGGTTCAAGTCGGAAACGGCATCTATACCGCAACCGTAGAGGTTGAGCGAAAGGATGACGAAAAGGCTATCCTTGAGGTGGTAAACTATACCGACTATCTCTGTTCCGACGCTCGAAACGAGTCTGAGGTAGAATGGCGTTCTCGTCGCGCATTCCTCTCCCGCGCTCAGGCTGAGAATATGTTTGGCGCTGATGTGGCCTCTGACCTTAGCTACGATTCATTCCCAGACGCCATTAAGAGAAATATGAATCGCGACCGCGATAAGTACGAGGGTAAGGCAGAGCTTTACGAAATCTGGTGCGAAGAGGCCGATAAGGTGTTCTGGGTTCACAAGAACGACGAAAAGACCATCGTTCAAAGCGGCGAGCCACCGATTGACTACGAGAAATTCTACCCTTGCTCTGTCATTAGCCAAAGCGCCAATCCAGACTCTGTTATCCCTGTTTCTGACTATACCCACGTTAAGGACCAGATCCTTGAGGTAGAACGTCTTACCAGCCGCGTACACGGTATGGTTCAGGCTATCCGCGCTAACGGAGCTTACGACTCTACCCTTGGTACCCTTGTTGACCAGCTCTTCAGCGGCGACCTTAAGATGTACCCGTTCAATAACTGGCCATCTTACAAGTCAAAGGGAGGTCTCGCCAACTCTATTGAGATGCTTAACATCGAGCCGTACGTTAACGCGCTTCGTGTTCTTCAAGACTCTCGAGGACAAGCGCTTCAGCAGCTTTATGAAACATTGAAAGTGTCCGATCTCCTTCGCGGTACAAGCGAGCAGTACAAGACAGCAACTGCTAATCGCCTTGAGAACGCGTGGTCGTCGATGGGTCTCATCGTCCGACAGAATATGTTCACTAAGTTTATCTCGGATGCTATTGGCAATCTTGGCACAATTATTGCGTCACAGTTTGACCAAGAGCTTCTCATGGAGACTGGAGACGCAGTGCAGCTCCTTACTCCGCTGGTACCACCTCCTCCTCCAGCGCCACCTCAAGACCCTAACATACCTCCTGAGATGCAGCCGCCTCCTCCGCAGCCAATGGATCCGATGCAGGTTATCATGTCGATGGAACAACAGATCATGGAGTTCCTACGCAATGAAGACCAGTTTAATTACCGCATACAGATTGCTTCTGACAGCATGGTGGCTATTGATTACCAGCAGGAGCAGCAAGAAGGACAACAACTCCTCTCGGTAGCGGGAGAGTTCTTCAACCAGATGAAAGCGCTCGTTGAGCAGTACCCACCGCTCCTCGACTTCTCTATTCAACTCTTTCAGAATGTCATTAAACGCTACAAGGGAGGCAAGGAAATTGATGGACTGTTTTCTAACGCTCTATCGCAAATTCATGAGATTTCTAAGGCGAAGGAAGAAGCAGCTAAGCAACCGCCACCGCCGGATCCAACAACGCTTGAAGTCCAGGGACGCCTCCAAATAGCGCAAGTAGAGTCGCAAGCTCGCCTTCAAGCCGCGCAGATGGAAATGCAAGACAAGAGCGCTAAGAACCAACTTGCATACCAAGAGCAGCAGCTTCGTATGCAGCGCGACCAGCTTGATGCTCAACTCTCTATTCAGAAGCAGCAATTCGACGAGTACATCAAGCAGCAGGACGTTGCGCTTCGACAGCAGGAAGTACAAGTCAAGCAAAGCGCCGTGCAAGTGGATATGCTTAAGGTTCAGGCTATGTCTGAGTCGGATGCTAACAAGCAAGCCATTCAGCAAGAAACTAACCGTATGGCTCAGATCCTTGATATACAGAAGCTGGAGCTTGAGCAAATGCGCATCAAGCTTTCAGAGTCTGAAAAGCTTATGGAAGAGCGTCGGTTGGCAAACGTAACTCAGCTTGAGCAAATCAGGCTGCAAATGGATCAACTCAACTCATCACCAAAAATTACGGGGATGGGAATGGGAGGTTTCAAAGGCCGTAAGAAGTCAGGAAAGATCATCACTGACGAAAATGGTAATCCGACTGCAATCGAGATAACCGAGCAGCCAGAAGTAAAGGTTCAACGTATAACTTTAGATGAAGAAGGCAACCCGTCAGGGATTGAACTAGAATAATGGCAAACGCACTGTATCCCAAAGCAAAAGAGAAGTTTCTTGATGCGCTAATAGATATGCCAACTGACACTATCAAGATAGTCTTGATAGACACTGGCGTTTATACCTATAGCTCAACTGATGAGTTCTTCTCTGCGGCATCATCAGCAGTCATAGGAACAGCAGCAACTCTTGCATCCAAAACCATCACTAACGGTGTGTTTGATGCGGCAGATGTGACATTTACATCAGTAACAGGTGCATCTGTAGAAGCTCTGATCATTTACAAAGACACTGGCTCTAATGCTACCTCGCCACTTATTCTTTACATTGACGTAGCTGCAAGTGGTCTCCCTGTTACGCCAAATGGTAGTAATATTGATGTACAATTTAACGCTTCTGGAATTTTTGCATTATAAGGTGAAAATGTCGTTGATTGAAAGATTAGAACAAGATGACGTAAAGGATTTGCCTGATTGGGAAGCAGCCGAAGTACTGAATGCTCCCGATCCTTCACTTCCAATTATAACCTTCTGGGAACCAACACGAATTGGAGTTGGCCAAATAATGACAACGCTTGGGGCAACAGAAGGTGCTGATCTACTTGATCAGTTGGTTGTTGCCGCAGAACAAGATGCAGTTATTCGTTGGGGTCTAAAAGTCATGGAAGGCAATGGCCTAGACCTTTCG